AAGACAGTCACTAGCACATACCCGCAAGTCATATTTACCAATATGACGTACCCTAATATTGAGATGTACATATACCCTAAACCTACTAAAGTGCTTGAATGGCATTTTATTTCGGTTGAAGAATTAACCCAACCAGCTACGCTTTCAACTAATATATTGTTCCCACCAGGCTATTTAAGAGCCTTTAGATATAACTTGGCGTGTGAGTTTGCTGCCGAGTTTGGTGTAGAGCCAAGCTTACAAGTATCACGGATTGCAATGACATCTAAGCGCAATATAAAACGTATTAACAACCCAGACGATATTATGTCTTTGCCGTACAGTATTGTTGGTACACGTCAGCGCTACAATATATTTGCTGGAAATTATTGATGAAAACCCCGATTTTAGGGCAATCATACGTTGCACGTAGCGTTAACGCAGCAGACGCGCGTATGGTTAATCTTTTTCCCGAAGTTTTAATTGAAGGAGAAGAAACAGGATTTTTACAACGCGCGCCTGGGCTAAAGTTTTTACAAAGTATAGGTACTGGCCCTATCAGGGCGTTATGGGCGCATCAAACAAACGGTTCAGATTTTTATGTAGTATCTGGGCAAGAATTTTATAAATTAACAGGCACTACCGCTACGCCAACGCTTTTAGGTACTGTATCAGGTACAGGCCCCGTATCTATTGCTGACAATGGCACACAGATATTTTTAGCGTGTAATCCTAATGGTTTTATTTATAACGAAGTAACAAATGTATTCGCTCAGATTACAGATCCTGATTTTGCAGGCGCTGTAACCGTATCTTACTTAGATGGCTATTTTGTCTTTAATGAGCCTAACAGTCAAAAAATATGGGTTTCCCAGTTGTTAGACGGTACATCCGTTGACCCGTTAGACTTTGCTAGTGCTGAAGGTTCACCAGATGGTGTTGTTGCGCTTATATCGGATCACCGTGAGTTATGGGTGTTTGGTACTGACTCTGTAGAAGTTTGGTACGATTCAGGCGCTGCCGACTTTCCTTTGACGCGTATTCAAGGTGCTTTTAATGAAATTGGTTGCGTTGCAGCATTTTCAGTTGCTAAATTAGATAACGGTTTATTTTGGTTAGGTACAGACGCCCGTGGTCAAGGTATTGTTTATCGTGCTAATGGCTACACAGGCACTCGAATTTCTACCCACGCTATTGAATGGCAGATACAACAGTACGGCAATATATCCGATGCGGTGGCGTATACCTATCAACAAGACGGTCATGCGTTTTATGTGCTTAGTTTCCCTACAGGCAACGCTACTTGGGTTTATGACGTAGCTACGCAAGCGTGGCATGAACGTGCTGGCTTTGATAACGGTAGCTTTACAAGGCACCGTAGCAATAATCAATGTAACTTTGGCGGTACGATTATTGTTGGCGATTACGAAAACGGCAATATTTATGAACTTGATTTAGATACTTACGCCGATAACGGTCAAATTCAAAAATGGTTACGATCATGGCGAGCGTTAATGCCAGGACAAAATAATTTTAAACGTACATCACAACATACTTTGCAACTTAATGCTGAAACAGGTGTTGGGTTAAATGGATATTCGGAAGCGGAAAACATTTATCTTCAAACTGAAAATTATGATTTTTTAACTACTGAATTAAACGAATATTTAATTTGCGACAATCAAACGCCTATTACGCAAGGTAGCAATCCTCAAGCCATGTTACGTTGGTCGGATGATGGTGGTCATACGTGGTCAAATGAATATTGGTCATCAATGGGTAAAATAGGGCAATATGGTTTTCGTACTTTTTGGCGTCGCCTTGGTATGACTTTAAAACTGCGTGATCGTGTTTATGAAGTGTCAGGCACCGATCCAGTAAAGATTGCTATTACTAACGCTGAAATATTAATTTCACCAACAAATGCCTGATCCAATTAACATTACGCAGATTCCTGCGCCTAGGGTTGAGGTAATTGACTCACGCACAGGTTTAATGTCGCGTGAATGGTTTAGGTTTTTTAACAACATCTATACAATTGTAGGCGCTAATTTAGGCATTATTCAAATCCCAAATGGCGGTACAGGATTAAGTACTTACCCTACTAATGGTCAATTATTAATTGGCGATACCGCAGGTGAAAAATATGTTTTAAACACTTTAACTGCGGGTTCAGGAATCGGCGTTACTAATGGCGCAGGAACTATTGGCGTCGCTAATACAGGCGTATTGTCTAATGTAGCTGGCGCGGGTATTTCCGTATCAAGCGCAACAGGCAACGTCACCGTTGCTAACACAGGTGTTTTATCTGTTACTGCTGGCACAGGTATTTCTGTAACAGCCACAACAGGCGCTATAACTGTTGCTAATACAGGTGTATTGTCGTTTAACGGGGGTTCTACAGGCTTAACACCTAATACGGCTACTACAGGCGCGGTAACGCTTGCTGGCATCTTAAACGTAACTAATGGCGGTACAGGCGTAACAAGTTCTACTGGAACAAACAACACTGTTTTATCTTCGCTACCTACATTTAACACAACCATAGGCGTTGGCGGTGCTACAGCGTCTAGTTCGGGATCAGGCGTTAGTTTTCCAGCTACGCAATCAGCATCTACAAATGCCAATACATTAGATGATTATGAAGAAGGTACTTGGACTCCTGCTAATCCTCAAGTAAGTTTGACCGTAACTTCAGCACTTTATACAAAAATTGGAAGATGCGTTAATTTTCAATGTCGCGTTGATTGGCCTGCTAATATTGACGCCAATCAAGCATCTATAACAGGTTTGCCCTTTACTCCTTCGGTTGATGATTATCCTGTAAATGTTTACAGCAATTCTGGTTCAGGCGCTTCTGCGTATATTCCAGGTTCAACAGTAATAAATATTGTAACTTTTAATCAAAGTGCTATATTAACAAATGCTCAACTAGCTGGTGTAACATTACGTATAACTGGGTTTTATTTTGTTTAAGGATTTAACATGATAGATATTATTAATCCTACTTCTGACGGAACTGTTGAAATTCGTGAAATAATAGTAACTAACGGTATTGATACCTATATTCGATGGACATTAACCCCTGGACAAAATGTTTCAGCACAAGACCCAAGTGTTCAAGCAGTTTGTAACGAAACTTGGACACCAACAGTAATTGCTGCTTATCAAGCAAAAGTAGCAGAAAGAACACTATGACAACTACTTATATATGGAAAATTATTGCACTTGATACTGTTCCAACTTTAAATAATTTTACAGATGTAGTAACAACAGCGCATTGGTCTTTACAAGGAACAAATGGCGTAACTACGGCGTCTTTACAAGGAATTAGTAAATTTGGTAATACAGTTAGTAATAATGGAATTACCCCCGTATCTGTGCCTGACTACCCTAATTTGTCTGCTTTTGTTAACTTTGCTTTATTAACCGAAAATCAAGTTATTGCTTGGGTTAAAAATGATTTAGGGTTAAATACAATAGCTTCTTTACAAAATGTAATCGAGTCTCAAATTCAGAATCAAACAAATCCCACAACTTTACCTTGGGCATAAGGAAATAATATGACAACTCTAGTCCCAAAATTTAGTTTAAAAAATGGCGGAGCAACACCTGTAGGTGCTATTAATAGGTCTATGACTGATAAATTAGGCGATTTTGTTAACGCAACTGATTTTGGTTTGGTTAACTCATCAGGCACATATAACGCTACCACTAATAAAACTGCACTTCAAAATGCTATTAATTCATTAGGAACTGCGGGTGGTACTGTTTATATTCCTACGGGAACTTATTTTGTAGACCCAGGCATTACTATTAGCACTACGCAAAAGTGCGTTTCTATTATTGGCGCAGGTAGCGGTATTGCCTACGACGATAACGAAGGCGGTACTTGTCTAAAATTTTCAGCCCAAACAGGAACGGTTGTTGCTGCGTTTGATATTTCTACAGGTAATACTGGCGTTGCGGCTCCGTATGCCAAACTATCAAACTTATATCTAGTGGGGTCAAGCCAAGTCAGTTACGGCGTAATTATTAGCGGGAACGTAGAACTTGACCATGTGGTTTGTACTTACTTTAATACGGCGGGTGTATGGTTAAAATCTTGGGTTAACTCAACTCTATTAAATCATGTCACTTGTGTCGCTAACATTACTTTTGGATTGCTAGTCGGAATTGGCGCTGTAGTTACTGCTGGCGCTTCTAACACGGTTGCGTACATTACAAACTCTACCTTTAGAGGAAACTTAGTAGGTGTTCGTTGTGAACAATTGTCGGGCTACACATTTGCAAATTGTGTGATTGAAAGCAATAAAAATGAAGGGTTGGTACTATATCAATGGAATGATGCTACTGGCGCAAGCCCTAATAATACGGGTCTTTTTGATACTTGTCACTTTGAAGCAAACGGCAGCGTAGACTTTTCACGCGCCAATGTATTGTCAGATGCTCAAACTAGAAGTTATACCATTTTAAATACGCCATCTAATATGGTGTTTTTAAATTGCACGTTTGTATCTTATATGACTGCAACACCGACTGTTTCAAAACCAAACATATACGTTGATTGCGGTAACAACTTTGAATTTAGAAATTGTTATGTTTGTACTGGTGGCCCATCAAGCAGCCCGTCTTATACTTCACCAATATTTTTAAACACTTATTCTTCAGGGTTTAGGTTTTGGAATATTATAGGTAACCCTGCGTATACAAATAGCGGTGTTAATAACGCATATAACATTAATGACTATTATCTCCAAGGTACGCTTACTATGTCGTTGAGAGATACTAGCAATGGTGGAACTGTTATTGGAACCGGCACCGCGTATTACACAATCAATGGTAATGTAGTGACTTTAGATTTACCTCAGTTAACAGGAACAAGCGGAAACGCAGCAAAGGTGGTTACAGGGCTTCCGTCATCGTTGTACCCATCAAGTTCTAAATCTTTTCCTATTATTGGATATTACGGAAGCACAGCTTTTGCTGGATTTATGACATTAAGTTCTGGGTATTTTACTTTGTACGCCGATGGACTTGGGGGTGTGTTTCCTAGCTCTGGAACTGTTTTAATCCGCGGCGCTTCTATTTCGTATACTTTAGCTTAGATAAGAGATTAACATGGTTAACTTACAAATTACAATTCAAAAAGCGTATAATGCTTAAAAACAGGAGTTTATATGGCCGTTAATCTTTCTCCCGTCGGCGGTGTCGCCGCGCAATTTTTTGATAATAGCGGTCAAGTATTGACGGGCGGTAAGCTCTACACGTACTTGTCTGGTACTACAACCCCCGCGACTACGTATACAACTAATGCAGGCGACGTAGCTAACACTAACCCAATCATACTTGACGCTGCTGGCCGTGTACCTTCTAGCGGTCAAATTTGGTTAACCCAAAGCATTATATATAAGTTTGTTCTTACAACATCAACAAATGTTCAACTTTGGTCCGTAGATGGTTTATCTGGAATTGCTAGTTCAGGTCAAGCAGGTACTGTAACTGCAACACAAAGCCAAACAGTTGTAACTGTTCCATTTACCTATTTAGTTGGTCAAAACTCATTAAGTGTGTTTGTTAACGGTAGTAAACAGATTATTACTACAAACTACACAGAAACTACATCAACAACTATTACTTTCTTAACAGGATTAAATGTCGGCGATTTAGTGCAATTTACCCAATAATATGCAAATAGACATGAACGTCACTTACGGACAAGGGTTTTTACCTAATACGCTTTTTAATTTACACGATAAGGTAGAGGCATTACAAGCTGAGATTTCTAAGTTACCTCAATATGAGCCTGAGACAAAACATACGTTCCACGCAGGAATGTATTGCCGTGAAGTATGGCGCCAAGCAGGCGCGTTAGTGGTAGGAAAAGTTCATAAAAAAGAACACTTTTATTTAATCGTATCAGGTACAGTAGCCATAACAACAAATGATGGAGTACAATTAATTACAGGCCCACAATTGCTATGTAGTACGCCTGGCACGAAACGCGCTGTTTATGCTGAAACGGATGCTTTATGTATGACTTTTCATGTTGTAGACGCTAAAACTGTTGAAGATGCCGAAATTGAATTAGTTGAATCCGATCCGAATGATATGTATGCCATCGGAAACATAGT